TTGTTGCTGGTGAGATTCAGGAGCGACAGGATCGGGCGTCTGCTCGGCAGCGGGCTCCGGGGTCGGATCCGCAGCGGTCTCAGGGTCAGCGGCACCTTCCGGCTCCGAGGAGGCAGGGGTGTTGCGCTGCTCGAGGATGGCTTTCGCCTGCTCGACTTGCTTCTGAAGTTGCTCTGGTAGGCTCATTTCCTTGCTCTTTCGCTAAGGTCAATCAGGGCTGAAGATGCTGCCGAATTTCGGTCAGACACTGCACCCGCCCTTTGTAGGTGCTGAAGTGTTCGGGAGAACAGAGCGCCATGGATTCCAACTCCGCTTGGCGCAGGCGCGTTAGCAGGTCCAGCAGTTCGGGGAACTGCCGGCTTGCCTGCTTGAGCAGCTTGGCTTCGTCGGGGTTGAGAGTGATACGCATGGTGCAGAATTATCGGTTCGAGCAAATGATACACCACGCAACAACGGTGTCAACAACTGCGCGAAGTGTGATCAATGGTAGGAGCATCAGCAGGGCGTTCATCCCAGCTTCCCGTTGCCGCCTAGCCAAGCAGCAAGTGCGACAGTACCCGCCCCAACCAGCCATAAAACTTTGTTGACGACGGATTTCCCGATCTGCGTGTAGACCCGCTCGATGGCGACTTCCGCAGCACGTTCAGCAATCGCTTCAATTTCCGCCTCCGTCAATCTGGCGGCACCGTGCGTGGGGCTAGTGCGCCGTTCTTGTCCTTGGTAGCAATCGGGCATGGGTCACCTTGTAGTTACTCGACCGGAGCTTGAACCGGCTTAAGGTTCAGCGAGTCCAGCACTGCCTGCGTGTCGCCGAAGTAGACCTTGCGCGGCCACAGGACATCGTTGACCACTTTGGACAGGTCTTCATCAGTCCACAGGCCAGCGCAGACGTAGTGGGTAGCGACGGTCGGATCAGCGCCTTCGATAGCCTCATAGAAGCCGCTATTGAAGCTGCCGGGGAAATCGACTTGAGCTGCGGCTTGGTCGGCTGCGGCAATGATGACGGTTGCGTTGGTGTATCCCATTTTCATACTCCTTGAGTTGCGGCTGAACGCCCGTGATTGGGGTGATAGCCTGCCAGAATCTCAGCTATCTTTCTGGCCTGCACAGCGTCTTTGAACAGCTTGAAAGAGCCGATGTGACGCATGACCCCGTTCAGGTTGATGCGAGCAATCCATACGTTAGCGGCGCTGTGCTTGTAGACGCCGATGACACCAGACGTGTTGGTTGAGTTCAGCGGCATGTTCTTGCCCTGATCCAGCTTGGTCGCCTCGCGCAAGTTGCACAATCGGTTGTCTGAAGGGTTTCCGTTAATGTGGTCGATCGTTTCTTTTGGCCATTCGCCATGATGGACAGCCCAAGCCACGCGGTGCGCTGTGTAGTTCACTCCGAAGATGGCACCACTCTTTTGACCTCGCTCGCTTACTGCGGTAAACGCCTCCTGATTTGCGTATCTCGTGTTCCAAATTTTCCAAGAGCGCTCGTCTTTGAACAGCTCAATTACTCTTGGCTTCCAAAACAGCTTTCCAGTCTCAGGCTCATAGCGCAGCAGCTTGCAAATTTCAGATGCTTCAATCATGACAGTGTGATCCCTGCAATGTTGGCAACGTAGGTTTTGGTGCTTGTGATTTGAGCAGCGCTAGGTACGTTGTCTTTGGTGTAAACCTTCTCGTACATCCGACCTGCAAAGAAGTTAGACGCGGCGTTGTTGTCTTTTCCGATTGTGAACTGCGCTGTCCCTGCGGTTGCCGTGACAAACGCGGCTTGGTGAACAGTGCCGTTGTTGATCTGGACGTTCAGGTTGGTGCCGTCGTGCCACGCCGTTAACACAGCCCGCTGACCTATTGACAGCGTTGCCGTGGTTGCGACTGTCGTGTATGCGGTGCCGTTTCCTGCGCTGAGTTCAAGCTGGTTGCTGGCGTTGATCCTGACGCGGTAGCCAGTGTTGGTGCCGGCATCGCTGAACAGCGTTTGCACTGCGCCGACTTTGCCGACACGAATGGCCGAGCACCAGAAAAATGCTGTGGTCGAGCCGCCGCCAGCGGACGCAATCAGGTTGTCGTCAACGCCGTCAAAGACCTCTGCAGGTTTGAAGCCTACGGTGTCGTAGTCTGTTGCTGTATTGACGCGCTGATAAGCTGGGAGGTTTACACCGTCGTTGGCTACGCGGAGGTCTGCGCCCCAGATGTAGATGCCGCTTGTGCCGTCGCCCGTCCATCCAGCGCTGTTGTTGCTGATCTGGAACGACTTGGACGCGGCTGTGTCGGCCGTTGCAGAGCACGAGCAGACAAACCAACCGTTGCCTGCTGGGTCCGGCGTGATAGATGCGGTCCAACCCGTTCCGGGTGATACCGCTTGCGCGGACAGGTTGAAGACGTTTGCTCGGAAAGCCCCGGTCAGGTTTGACACCAAGGAGATCACCGACTGTTCGGCGGCCTTTGCCCGGAACGTGAACGTGTGCAGCGCCACCGAAACACTGATGGACTGGGCGGCCGTTGCCCCGGCGGCTCCTGCTGTCGGGATGAACTTGTCCGCGGTCATCGTGCCGTTAGGCGCGGCCGTGGCGTTTGCAGTAATGTTGGCAGATCCTTTCACCCAAGCCGCATCACCAAACTGCTCAGTCTTCGTCAGCAGGTTATACCTAGCCGACAGCACCGGGAAGTTCGCCGAGTTGCCAGAACTGTTGAAGGCGTGGTTGCCAAAGATAATTCTTGCGCTATTGATAGTTACCGTTGCAGTCGTTCCTGCGGAACAAAACACATACAATACGCCGTTGCCAAGTGCAGAAACTCGCTTTGTATAAGTGCCATTTTCAGAAACATACGCTTTGGCTGCGTCATACCCGTATTGAACAGAAACACCACCAGCGCTATATCCCGATATCGTGTAAGAAATTTCCAAATAGCTACCAACTGAAACCGTGGACGCCAAAGTATACACACCACCCGCAGGCGAAGCGTTGAAAGTAACGGATGTTGGGCTGTTTGAGGTTGCGACCGTGGAGCCTTCAGGAGTCCATGACCCCGAAGTAGGCTTTACGTCCGACCCAAGCGCCAACCCCTTGCTCTTATCCAGCATCAACCCCACGGGCTGCTCGACAGCAGTGACAGGTAGAGTGCCTGCTGCGTCTTGGAACAGGGTCGTCGTGTCGCTCGGGTCGTACCAGACTCCTTGCGTGGTGCCGGTGAATAGGGCGAGTGGCGAATACGCAGGGACTCGGCCCAAGCGGGTAATGGCAAGCGAGAGAGCCGATAGCTGCATAGATGCCTCAGTACAGGGCGACGATGAAGGTGGCGGTGGTGCCAGTTGCCAGCACGCGCGCGGCGTTCACCGGCAGGATAGAACCCACCGGCACGTTCTTGAACGTGACGCTGGCCGAGTAGTTGGCGGGCATGACGACCACATCCACGTAGGAGCCCCCTGCAGGGCCCCCGATGTACAGCGCGCGGCAGGCGCCGCTGGGGATGTTTACCGTGTTGCTGGGGGTGACGGCGACTGCGCCGGCTGCGGGGGATGCGCTCATGATTTCTCCTTGCGAGTGTTTTTACCACGCCGGCCGCTTACGCGCCAGCTCCGGTGATCTGGTTGCTGACGGTATTGCTGCCCTTGCCGCCCGAGGGGGCGCCGCCGGGCGCCGAGATCTCGGCTTCTGGGTTGGGAGTCTGCTGGGCCGTGACCGCCGCCTGCTGTTGCTGTGCCGCAGCCTGCATGCCGGCCTGGATGTCGATCTGCTCGTCGGTGGGGACGATGTTGTCCACCGGCATCGCGAGGCCCTTGGCGACTTCCCGCAGGATCGCTGCGCGACCTTTGGCACCGACGATCTGGGCGTCCAACGGGTTGGCTGTCGCCTGCAGGAACTCGACCCGGCGCACGTTGAGCTGCTCGCGGTTGGCCAGGGTGACAGCGCCACGCGGGATGACCTCGCAGTCGCCCTTGATGGTCATGTCGTCCACGTACTGCATGTTCCAGTTGTACTGCGCGGTGACCAGCGGGCCGATGACGTCGAAGTCGATGTGCATCACGGTCTGGCGGATACCCTTGCCGGCGGAGCCCATCAGCATGGACAGGCCAGACGCAGTGCGACCCGCGCCACCCACGGCGCCGTCGCCGTAGACGTAGGCCGGGATACCCGACTGCTCATCGGCCATGCGGGCAAACTGCTGGTACACGGCGAGCAGCGGACCGCTGCGATCGTCGGGCTGGTTGAACCGCACCGCCGGCTGTCCGGAGCCCATCGGGTCGGCCACGGTCTGCCACACCTTCCACGGGAACACCTGGGTGATCTTCTCACCCTCGGCGAGGCGGTCCACCGAGATCTCGACCTGCGGACCCGAGGCAATGCCCATGTTGTTGGCCAGCGCCCGCGCGGCGGCGTTGCACATGGCCTGCACGTCCTCGATCAGCTCGGGGATGGACACACCCCACAGCGCGCCCGGGCGCTTGACGCACGAGGTCATGCGGTACGGCTTGTCGCCCAGCGGGTCGTAGTTGAGCGTGGCCTTGATGACCCACTTGCCCACCACCCACACGCAGGCGTCGTACATGCGGGAGACGTCCGGCACCTCTTCGGCGTCGAGACCGAAGTCGATCAGGTCCTGGCCGCTGACGCGACCCCAGAACTCCAGCGCATCGTACTTGTTGCTGTCCGAGCGCCAGATGTTGTACTTGTTCTCGAGTTCCGCCTTCGTGTGCTCGGCGCTCCACAGCCACTCGGACGATGCCCCCTCGGCCAGCACCGCCTTGATGGCGCCGTCGTCGTACCCGGGCACGCCGATCAGGTCGGACAGGTCAGCCTCCGACAGGCGGTGGTGCTCGATGCAGTAGCCCTCCTCCAGACGGGTCAGGCCCGGCTCCGGGTAGAACCTGAACGGATCCACACGTTGGTAGGTGGGGATTATGCGGTCCTCAGTCTGCGGCACGAACGCGCCGGTCTCGTCCTGAACCCACTCGAGCTGGCGACGGCGGCGCACCACCGGCCCCTTGACGATCGCCGCCGGGTAGGTCGCGAGGTCGCTGATGAACGCGCTGAAGTTCTCCACCATGCCGCCTTCGGCGAACTGGTCTTGGATGCGCTTCTTCATCCGCTCGGCGCGGTCGGTGGCCTCGGCCAGCAGCGCCTGCTTCATCTCGTCGCCGAGCTGCTCCTGCATCTGCTCCATGACCATGGGGTCCAGCGGGATGCCGCTCTGGATCGCCCCGATGACCTTCTGCCCCATGGCGGCGGTGATGCGCTCCTCGTAGTCCGGCGGCATCTCGGGGACGTGCGTGGGTTTCAGGTCGAACGGCACCATGCCCTCATCGAGCAGGATGTCGCGCAGCCACGACTCAGCGCCTCGGCACTTCGTCTCCGTGACCATCATGAAGATCTCGGAGCCGCCAGTCTCGCGGATCTGCGCGAGCTTGTCAGCCTCGTACTCACCCCGGCGCTGTCGCAGCGCCTTGAGCATGATGCGCTCGATCGGCTGCTTGGCATCGCGTGCCGCCTCCCAGCACTTGCGCACGTGGGATGCGAGCCCGGTGAGCACCGGGATCTGTTGGCGAAGCGCAGCGTCACGAGCCTCCTGCGCGGCGGTATCCTCTGCGGTTAGCTGCGCGTTGGACTTGATGACGACGAGACCTGCCATGGCGTAGTGTGGGTGTGGTTATCCTGCCCGGATTCTACACACCCTGTACGGAATTGCTAGGTCCACGCCCCCATAGGCACACGTTCGATGGTATGGGCACGCCTGTTGGCGAACTTTCCACCCTGTTGAGCGTCAGCGTGCAAGCAAAGATATTGCAGGCTGTCCGATATGTGCGAGTGCTTGTTCTTTTCCGGCGTGTCCTCGTACTCCCCGTTGGTCTTGAGCTTGTACCGGTAGCCGCCACGCAGCGCCTGGATGAGAATTTTGCACCCCGGGTCCAGTAGAAACCCAGCACCAGCATCAACCTGCCGGTTGAGAAACTGCTCCACCGCCGTGATCCGCGCCACGATGCTGTTGGTGTAGGCCGGCACCGCCTTGAACCCCTCCTGCCGCAGCACGTCGTACACCGTCTTCTCGTCCGTCTGCGCCCGCGCCGTTCCCGCCGGGTCACCAATCACCAGCACCGGAGCCCCAGGGAAGTCCTCTGCGAGGCAGGGTTTCAGCACCGTGCGCAGGAACCGCAGCAGGCCCATGCCGTCCGACGACAGCGCCCGGTAGATCAGCAGTCGGCCCATGGCGTCGAGCTGCCCGAGGGTCGCGCTGGGGTTCAAGCCGAAGTCCATGCCGATGAGTAGCGGCCGCATCCCGTTGAGGATCGGATTCAGCGGGTTCTTGGCGACATGAAACGTGGAGTCGAACGACCGGAACACCGGCTGGCCTGCGAGAGACTTACCGAACTTGGCGTGTATATATACATCAATGTAGTCCTGGCTCTTTCCTGCAGCCAAGTTCTCGTAGTAGTTGCTGGGCAGTAAGTGGACCCAGTCGGCCTCGGGAGAAAGGCCAGAGGGTTGTATGGTGACGTGTGTGTTGTCAGGAGGGTTGTCGAGAAATTCGGCGAAGTAGGTACCCTGATCTGGAGGGTTACTCATACCCCAAACGTGGATATTAGATTTGCCCTGATCCGTGACGCAGCCTTGGATGGGGTTTCCCTTGTCGTCTGTGCCCCATTCCGGTCGATGAGGAACCATGGAGCCATCAGGATAACGACCAAGCCGGCCCTGAAGCGCTTCAAAAATGTCCTTGTTTAGCTCTCGAAATTCCTCCACCACGGCAAATGAGGCCTGAAGTGAAAGCAGACGCCGCACGTCGTTGGAGTCATCAAGACCTCGGAACAGGATCTCGCACTCGACATCGTCCAGTTTCAGCACGTATTTGTACTCGGACTTCAGGAAGTAACCCGCTTGTCCGTCCGGGAACCACTTCAGGAAGTCAGGGATCGACGTGTCCCGCAACTGTTCTCGCGTCTGACGAACCCAGATGCAGCGAGACCGCCTGATACCATCCTTGCACGGCGCCATCTTCTTGGCGTGGTACAAAATCTTGACAATACCTGCGGTAGTTTTTGTGGAACCAACTGGTCCACAAACCAGTGAGATGAACTTCTCAGACAGAAAAAACGGTACCAATGACGGCACCGGAGTGAACATAGTACTCATAGGTTGGGGTTCTCGTCGGTGTCAGCGTCAGGGTAGTCCGGGTCTATGTCGTCATCCAGGGTGATGGGTGTCTTGGGTGGGCGGCTCGGCAGCATGATGGTGGGTGCTTCCTCGATGACCTCGGCACGGTGGCTCTCGAGCTGCTGCGGCACACCGCCGGGGATGTTGATCGTGATGCTGTAGCCGTTGTTGCCCTGCGCCGTATCGACGGTCTTCTTCGGCTTCAGGTCAGCCCACTCGACGAGGTTCTCGATGATCTTGGCCCGCACTGCCGCAGGCGTCTCTTCGTCGCGCGCCATGTGGTACGCCACCGGCAGCAGGTCTTCCGCCAGCACCTTGCTCTTGGCCGAGAACGAGAAGCCGTTCTCCTTGAGGTCAGCGGTGTAGGCCTCGACGTAGCGCTTGAACTGCGGGTTGTCGGCCAGGACGATGAACTCCTGCTCGGTGACACCCTCTGCGGTCAGCACCTCGGCAATGGGTCTGTTGGCCCCCACGCGGTTGCGCGCTACGGACAGCGCAAGGCTGCGCAGGAACTGGTCGGCGCGGACGGCGCTGGTGCTCATGGTTTTTCCTTCTTCAACGAGGCCAGGATCTCTGCACGCAGGCACCCACACGAGCGCTTGCGCCCCGACGTCAGGTTGCTCCAGTACTCGGAAATCTTGTTGCCGCACTCACACACGCAGACGTACTTGCGCGGGACGGGGGGATCCGCGCGCCCTTTGACTGTCAGTCGGCCGAACACGCGGCCTGCTCGGGGTGGGTATTTGGTGGTCATGCGTGGAGTATATAGGGCGAGCTGCGCTGGGGGAATGGGGTATGTACTCCACTAGGGTGAAACGGGCGGGGAAATTTTTGGGGTATGTACTTCCACTTCAGATTTCCGGCCTGTGCGGTGAGTGAAGCGGATCAATGAGGCAGGGGTAGGGGGGCCTATAGACGGGTGGGTGGGGGTACCCCACTACTATCACCACCGGCCGGGCTGCCTGGGATTAACTGGGTCATAATGAAGGCTCACCAACCACTTGATTACTGGAGAACACCATGACTCGAATCGACTTCATCCTGGCGGCAGCCCTCGGACTTGGCCTCGGCCTGCTGATGGGCTTCGGATTCTGACCCTCGCCACCCCACCCAGCCGCCTTCGGGCGGCTTTTTTGCGTCCAGGCTCGGCCGAGCAGGCCCAGGGCGATCAGCTACTATCACCGCCGCCAGCCCGAGCATACCCCCAGGGGTACAAGTCGCGACCATCCAAGCATACCCTCCCAGGGTACCGCTGCGCTGAACTACTATCACCGGCGGCGGCCGGGTAATCCCATGGGATTGGGACATCTGGCCAACATGTGTCATAATTGAGGCATCGGTTCGGGAAACAGCCCAACCGATACCGGCAGGGGTCGCCAGCTCCTGCAGGGTTTCACTTGATCACTTAGGAGTAGCACCATGGCAAACACCACCACCAAAAAGACCGTCAAGACCTTCCCGGAACTCGCCGACGTCGTCGCGCCGGCCGCGCCGGCCGTGATCCAGGGCGGACGCGATGCCAACGTCGGCAAACTGATCGCCGCCGCCGCGAAAGCGGCCGGAACGATGCTGGCCAAGACAAAGGAGGCTGCAAAGCTGGCCGCCCTGCAGCTCAACCCCGAGGAGGCCGACGTGATGGCCCGAGTCGATGCCGTCTGTAAGCTGTATGCCGACGATTTCGCGGCCGCCGGCCACAATATCCGGGCCATCTTCAAGGATGCGCTGCTGCTGCTCGCGATGCCCGAAACGCCCGTGACCGTGACGCAAGGCAAGACGGACATCCATGCCAGTGCCGGCGAGTTCGTCGAAGCCAGCAAACACGCTATGCGTGCGGCCGCTAAAGAAGTCCGCGACTCGATCGGCGCCGGCCGCAAGTCTGGCGGCGGCCGCAAAGCTGCGGCGCCAAAGCAAGTCACGCCGACGGCGCCGGCCGTGCCCCAAGCTGTCGTGACGGCCTCGGAGATTGACGCCTTCCAAGCATGGCTTGACGCCGCGCCGGACTACTTGAGCGACGCCGTGTACTTGCCGAAGATCCAGGCAAGGCTGCTGGAAGCTGGCTGGACGATCAGCAAGGCCGCCAAGGGCCGCAAGATCGCCGGCAAGGCCCAGAGCGCCAGCGCCTGATCCAAGGGCCCGCAAGGGCCCTTTCTGAGCCTCCCAGAGCCCAGGCCGCAAGGTCTGGGCTTTTTTTCGCCCACAGGGCGCCTACTATCATCGGCAACGCCTACTATCACCCGCGCGGCGGGCGGCCCAGGGCTTAATCCCACGGGATTAGGGCCCATGTATGCGTTTTGCGAATATCAGACTCGTGAACGTGGCGGTTTTTGGGCTTCGAAGTATGCGCTTTGCGAATATCTGCCCAGAAAGTAGGCGATGAGCCGCCGATCGTGTGGATGTATGAGTTTTGTGGATGGTATGTCCTAGGCGAAATGCTACGAGTATCAGATAGACTCGTGAACGGGTACCCGACCTCCTAATTTTGCGTATCATTACTTTCAGTTTGGAGGGGTTAATCCCACGGGATTAGGCGGCAACCATTCACAGGGCTCATAACTATCATCGTCGGCGGCCGCTAATCCCACGGGATTAGGCGTCAGGATGAGCACTGATGCTCAAAAAATAGGCAAAAAACAGGGTTGCTAGCACAGGTGGCGGCAAAAGACAATAGCAAAAGAAGAAATTTAGATAGCATTTTGAGCAAAACAGGCCCTCAAATCTACGGTGAGGCTGCAACCCCCAGTAGAGGTAGTCAAAAAATAGTTAGTAGTAGGTAGTTTTCGTTCATAAGAAAAAGAGTGGAACAAATTTTCCCCCTGTCTGCAGCTCAACGCCCGCTTCACCCTCCCCGATTTTTCGCTCTTATTCCCGCAAAATCTAACTAATCATCTAAACCCTGCAAAATCAAGTACTTACGCGCGTTTTGCCCCAAAAGTGCTGTCTAAACAGGCAGTTCCGCTGTCTAAAATCCGTCGTAGTTCTGAGAATTAGACGTCGCTGATACGTCAAACAGGTGTAAATCTACGAAAAACACCGACGTCTTCCGTGCGTCATTCCTACGTCTTCCGTGCGTCATTCCTACGTCTTCCGTGCGTCATTCCTATGTCTTCCACACATCTGCCTGACGTCGCCCTTCTGACGTCTTCTACAATACTGTTGACGTC